TCCCATTCCGAGTGGCTTTTGATGTACTCCGTGTAGTGGGAGACCTGCGTTTCGTAGCTGGTTTCCTGTTCGTCCGAGTCGGTGCTGACACGGCAGTATGCGGCTATACGGAGCTTCGGCTGCTCGGCTTGCTTGACGTTGTTTCCGACCTGCCGTCTGGCAGGGATGATTGTCACGTTTGCCATCACCGTGCCTCGCTTTCAATCAGGCTGTACAGGTATTCCGCCTGCTGCTTCGGGTCGTCGTAGGCCTGTTCAGGAGCGGCGAGCTTGAACCGGGTTGGCGGCTTTCGTGTATCCGGCGACTGCTTTTTCCTGTTCGTCCGTCCGAGCACCTTTGCCCGGCGCAGGCGTTCGGCCTGTGCTCTGTCGTAGGTTTGCTGGTCGATGATGGCGGGATAGTAGTCGTCTCCGAGGTAGTGCTTGTTTTCGAGCAGGCGTTTTGCCGAGCCGTGCCACGTCTCGATTCCTGCTTCGTGCGCAGCCCTGGCAAGCGCCATTCCGTCAAGGTAGTTCCTGTAGAGGTTTCTTATCTGCTGGGCTTTCTCTTCGTCGATGACCGCTTTGCCGTTTTCGGTTCTGTATCCGTATGGTGTGTGTCCCATGATTTTCACATCCTTTCCGTGAGCGTGAGCCCGCATTTGAGATGGAATACTGCCTCGTGCCGTGAGCGGATGACGATACGCTCAACGAACCGTGTAAAAAGCTGGTCGTCGAAGGCTTCCAGCATCGGGCTCTTCTCGGTGAAGCGCAGCAGATCCTCCGCCTGTACCAGAACTGTGGCTTCATTGCTTGTCGTGTTTTTCAGGGCGTCTATCTGTTTTCTAATGTCGTCGGCCTGCGAGAGAAGCTCGGCGGTTTGCTGGCTGTAGATCACCTGGTCGATGAATCCCTGCGCCATGAGCTTCGTGAGCGTCTTGCGCTTGTCAGCGTTTTCTGCGAGGCCGGTTTCAAGATGCTGTATGCGGCTGAGTGTCTGGCTCGTCGAGCTCCTCTTCAGGCTTTCCGCGTAGGGTTTGAGGATCAGCCGGTGCGCGAAGATGAGTTTGTTCATCATGGCCCCGAATGCGAGCTTGAGGTCATTGTCCCGGATGAAGAGCATGGAGCATTTGCTTTTATTGGCGAGATGCGTCTTGCAGCTCCATGCGGCGTAGCTTCCGTCCGTTGTGTAGTTGATGCGCCGCTTGAACGTTGCGCCGCACTCGCCGCAGATGATTCTGCCGGAGAATGCGTAGCGGTTCTGGTACTTTTCATCGCCCTTGCTGATGTTCTTCTCATCGGCCCGCTGGGAGATGAGCTTCTGCGCGGCTTCCCAGTCCTCGCGGCTGACGATGGGCTCGTGATGATTCTGCTGCAGGTACTGTGTCTGCTCGCCGTGGTTCAGGTGCCGCTTGTAGGCTGAATCCGACCACGTCTTCTGATAAAGGCAGTCGCCGCAGTATTTCTCGTTTGCGATCATCCCGCGGACGACGGATGGGCTCCAGTTTCCGCCGCGCTTTGTCGGGATCTGCTCCCGGTTAAGTTCAGTGGCAATGGCTGCGGTTCCCTTCCCGGCAAGCGTCTCTGAGAAGATGCGGCGGACAATCTGTGCCTGCTCTGGATTGATGACCATCGTCTCACCGTCCCAGTCGTACCCGTATGGTGGGTAGCTTATCTTGAACGTACCGTTCTCAAACCGTTTCTTGATGCTCCATTTGCTGTTCAGACTGATAGAAAGGGATTCGTCCGCAGCCATGCTGGAGAGGATGGAGAGGAACAGCTCACTCTCCATCGAACCGGTGTTGATGTTTTCCTTCTCGAACCATATGGGGATATTCTGCGCGAGGAGCTTTCTGACGAGTTCAAGACAGTCGGTGGTGTTGCGTGAAAATCGGCTGATGCTCTTGGTGATGACCATGTCGATCTTCCCGGCCTTGCAGTCCTGCATGAGCCGTTCAAGCTCCGGACGCCGGGATTTGCCGGTGCCGCTGATGCCCTCGTCGTAGTAGATTCCGGCGAACTGCCAGTCGTCGCGGGATGTGATGTAGCTTTCATAGTGCGCCTTCTGTGTTTCAAGACTTTCGAGCTGCTCGTCCGAGTCTGTGGAGACGCGGCAGTAGGCGGCAACACGCAGCTTCTTTGGCTCTGTTTTTCCCTTGCTTGCCTGTTCGATTCTTGTGATTTTCTTCAATTGGCCTGCCTCCTTGTTAGTGTCTATCAATCACTCTTTTTCGGACACATAGCAAGCAGTTTTCGGATATATTTCCGCAAACAGGGGTGAGAATGTTTTGCGGTTGATGTCGCATAATTTGTTGAATTCGTCATCGGAAATAAGGCCTGTATCAAGCATGCATCTGGCAGTCCTCTGCGCCCGTTGGTAGTCGAGATCGTTGCGGATGCGCTCATCCGTGTAGTAGTTGTTTTCCTCCGTCATGATGTTTCGCCTCCTGCTTTCCACTGGAGGCTGGAGGCCCGTTTTGACGAAGCGGAAATGAAAAAAGACCCACCGGCAATCCCAGATAAAGGAAAGCCAGTGGGCCAGAGAAGGTGATGTGGTTATTTCACGCGAATCCGCCATCCGACCTGGATGAGGTTCACGTTCTTGATAAGTGAGCTGTTCAGCTTCTGGATGGCGGAGACGCTCGTGCCGTACTTGCTTGCGATGGCCGAGAGCGTGTCGCCGCGTTTCACTGTGTAATAGACGGCGGATTGTTCTGCCGTTGCCCCGAGCTTCTCGTTGACCTTCGACTGCACGGCGCTGTAGTTGTATCCGGCGGTGGTGAGCCTGTTCCTGCGGTCGTCGCCGTTTCCCCATTTTCCGGCGATTACCTCGGAGGCGATCTCGTCCACGGACTTCTTCGCGGGCGCTGCCGGGGTGTTGCCGGTTGCCGTGCCTTTCGCGTATCCGTTGAAGCCACCGTTCTTGATTGCGGACGGGTAGTCCACGTAGGACAGGTCCATGTCGACGTTTCCGCTGATTCCGTTTACTCGTCCCGAGGAGGAATGCTGCCAGATGCCGTAGGGTCCGGAGTAGGTGCATTTCGAAGCGTACTGCGCGACCCAATGGGTGTATGCGGTGAGCCTGGAGTCGTCCATCCTCTCGTGGAATCCGGAATCCGTGGAGCCGTAGATCCCGACGAAGTATCCGGCGGCTTCCATCGTCTCGCAGAAGGCGATCGTCGCCTCCGTGATCCCGGCTTTTGCGGAGGCGGGCTGTGCCTCGTTGTCCATGAAGACCGGGTATTCGAGCTGCTTGCCTTTGAGGAGCTGGATGAACCTTTCGGCGTCCGCTTTCCCGGCTGCGGCGTTCACGCATTTCGGCCCGACGAAGTAGTAGGCTCCGACTGCGATGCCGTTCGCTTTCGCGCCCTTGTAATTGGCTTCCCACTTGCTGTCTGTGTAGAAGCCGTCATCCGAGCCTCCTGCCTTGATGATGGCAAACTGGATTCCGGCAGCTTTTACCTTGCTCCAGTCGATGTTCCCCTGCCAGTGGCTTACGTCAATTCCCTTGATTGCCATGTTATTGTTCCTCCTTGTTTCTGTCATGCAGTTGTTCCAGTACGTTCTTGAGCTTCTCCGGCACCGGGAGACCGAGGTGAGCGGCATTCTCGGTGAGGGATAGCCCTTCGTTCGAGATGTAGAAGAAGATGATCGCCGTCCTCAGGACTCCTTCGTGGCCGAGCACGTGGATGTCGAGGATGTTGGCGATGCCGACCAGAATGAAAATCAGCATCTTGCGGCAGATCCCTTTGAATCCGACCGCGCTCGAGAGCTTCCTGTCGGAGATGGCGCACAGGACGCCGGTGATGTAGTCGCAGGCCACGAAGATGATGAGAGCGACCAGGAGCCCGTCGCAGCCTCCGAGAAAGTAGCCGAGCCATCCGCCGACTCCAGCGAAGATGAGCTGGATGATTGACCAGAATTCCTTCATGTGTAGACCTCCTTTGAAAATTGGCATAAATAAAGGCCGTCCGCGTGATCGCGGGCAGCCATGTGCGCAGGTATACGTATTCTGTTATCCGGTTTGCCTTGGGAGCGCCTCCCAGAGCCTGAGATCCTCCTGTCCGAGGGACCAGATCGCGATCCCGCGAAGTCCCCACCGGTAGGCCGCCTGATTCGCCCAGTAGACGAGCGAGTCCACGTCCTGGTAGTAGAGGATCGAAAACCCGTCCGCGTCTCCGAGGAACAGGCGCGACAGCCAGATGTTGATGTCCAGCGGCGTGATGGTAACCGTGTAGTCGTTTCCGCATTCGAGGCTGAGCTGCGCCGAATGGTAGAACTCGTAGTCCATCGAGATGGATTCGCTTCTCGTGTCGGGTTCCTCCACGTCGGAGGTCAGCGTGAACACCTGGAACTCATCGTCCCATGTGCAGTCCGTGCGGCTGATCCTGCCGTACTGCGTGACGGTGCCGTCAGGGAACGTGACATCAAAGCGCTCGTATGGCTCGTAGGTCCATGCATCGCCCATGCGGAGAAGCTCACACACGGTCCGGTTGTCGCTCTGGTATCCCGCCTCGCCGCCGGTGAATCCACTGACGCTCGCGGTGAAGCGGAGCGTGTAGGACGCGCCGGAATAGACGCGCACCGTGCTTCCCCGGATCCGCATCTCGATGGTGTACATCGTGGGATCGGCCCGAAGGTCGGTTGTTCTTGTCGGGCTGATGCTCTGGCTGTAGCTTCCGAGTTTTGTGCTTCCGTTCCAGAGCTCCACGGCCTGCGTGTCGTGGTTCAGGCAGCAGAACAGACTCCCGCAGAAGACGCCGGCGCGCCCGGTGCTCCCGGAGGGGAACGCGAGACGCGCCCGCAGGTGGATGTCGCGGAAGCCGTCGTAGTTCCATGCGAATTTACCGCTTCCGTCAAGCTGCGAGTAGACGCGCTCCTCGGAGTATTCGTCCTCCCGCCAGATCTTCCACGAGCCGGACAGTGTCTGCCAGTAGCCGGTGTCGAGCATGCCGTAGTCCTCGAAGTCCGCGTACCAGATGAGCGCGGAGTCGGGTTTCCTGCGGAGCACCTCGGTCGTGAGCTTGAAGCCCTTGTCCGGCTGGCATTCGTTCCCGTCCACGTCGATGAACTTCCGGGGAGAGAGCGTGAAGGATGCGGAGCCCGCGGACGGCGCTTCGGAAAACGTCGAGCAGACGCGGAACCCGTAGAACTGCACGCCCTTCACGTCAACCGACACCGTGATGGTGTGCGGCCCGGCGGAAAGCGTCATCCCGTCCGCGAGCCTCGCCCAGAAGGTGCTTCTCCAGTACGGCCACCACAGACGGAACTCCGTGAAATGACTCTGCGATCCGTCAATTGACACGTAGATGCCGTTCTTGTCCCAGAAGGGATAGCAGAGTTTTACGGCAATGTCGTAGGTACCGGGGGACGGGATGGTGAAACGGTAGGTCGCGCTCCCGTCGTCGCCCATGACGGCGATGCCGTTTTCACTGGATACGATGCCGGAGTAGCTGTCCGGTGTCCCGTCGCGGTCCACATAGATCGTGCCGAACGTGGCTTTCTGCTGCTTGCTGAAAGCGGTCAGGTAATGATGCCGGTTGTAGGTGCCGTTCAGCTGCGGGTACTCATAGCTCGCGGCGTCGCGGCCTTCCATGAAGTCGTAGACCTGCGGGAAGGCGTAGGGCACCTTGTTGTAGTCGTCCCAGTACGCGAGGATCGGGATGAATGGCTGAGGGGCATTGTCGTCCGTGAAGTTGTACTTGCCGGTCATCCAGTTCTTCGCCGCATAGTAGGTGTTGGAGACGCCCCGGTAGGTTTCGCCGAGGTTCTCCGGCGTGTCGTAGATCTGCCAGTTCCATCCGTAGGCGGGAAGCCCCATGAACACTTTGGCCGGTGTCATGACGCGGGAGGCGTAGTCGTAGATTCCGTCCAGCCAGTCCTTCGGGGACACGGGACCGGGAGCGGAGCCTGCCCACGCCATGCCGTAGCTCATGATGGCCGCCGTGTCGCAGTACGGGTCCAGATCCGCATAGACGCACCAGTTCTCGCCGCCGACCGATCCGTTCACCGAGTTCATGCCGGGAAGGCAGATGTTGACCTTCTTCTTGCTGTCATAGGCTTTGACAGTGTTCCAGATGTTCCGGAACAGGGCAGTGGACTTGGTGTGCGTGGAATAGTCGCCGCCCCGCTCGAGGTCGATGTCGACGCCCGCGCACCACGGGTATTTCTCCATGATTCGCACGAGTTCCGTCAGGAACGTGTCCTGCGCGCCGTCCGTGTTTTCCCGGAGTGCGGTGAACACGCTGGATGTTCCGTCGTTCCGGACGGTCAGGAGCCATGTGATGTGCGGGTACTTGTTCACGTAGGTGAGCATGTCGCTGATTGCCACGCCGGATTCCGTGATCGTCCCGGTGGCGCCCACCTTGAAGGAGAAGAGACCGACCTGTGACAGGCGATCCCCGTATTTTTTGAGGGCGGTGTACATCCTCGCGTTTCCCATGAACGTCCAGACCATGCATTTGCGGCCTTTGAGAATATCCAGACTCATATCAGATCACCGTCCTCCATTTCCCGGAACTCCACGTAGAGCCGCGCTGACTTCTTGTCCCCGACCGTCACAGGGTGTTTGCTGTCCCCGGCGGCGGAATACTGGAAGAACCCGTCCTTCGGGGTGGGCGAGCCGTTTTTCAGGCACTCCCTTGTCGACGCAAGCAGGGACAGTTCGTCACCTGCGCTGGCAGCATGGGTGAAGGTAGCCTTGTGCGCGCCCGCCCCGAGTGCGAGGGAGATGCTTCCGGCCTTCATGTTTTGATTGGGCGTAATCTTCCAGTCGAGCCCGACGGTGGTCTTGCCGAGGTTGAAGATGACGCAGGTCATGCTTCCGCGGACGATGCCGTTGTAGAAACGTTTCCCGGAGACCGCGTATTCGTCCCCGGTCGCGTATGTCTTCTGGAGCGTTTCGGTGTTGATGACGTATCCGGAGAGGCGGTCTCCTTCCTGCAGTATGAGGTCCGTGAACCAGACCGTTCCCGTGCAGTCCTTCACCTGCGGTTTCAGGGTTACGCTGACGATGCGTTTCTTTTCCTTTTTCCGGATGGTTTCCGTGAACCTTGTGAATACCGGCATGATCACTCACCGTCCTCAGTCCATTTGATCTCACTGACGTGCCCGACCCAGCCGGTCGCGATGGAGCCGCCCTGAAGGAGCATGTCCGTGATGTGAATGGTTCCGGTGCAGTCGGTCACGCAGATGCGGATCCGCATTTTGCTGACGCGCCCGTTCTGCGGGGAGACCGCCTGCGCCACATGTGAAAACGAAGCCATATGGGTTCCTCCTTTACATCAGGTCGATGAACCGTGTCTCCGTCGTCCCGTCCTCGTATTCAAAGGTGACCTCCACGCCGACCTGCCCATTGTCGCCCATCGTGAGGTCGTCCGACGCGATCTGGCAGGAGAAGGTGTAACTGTCCCGGTTTGCCGGGATCACGGTCTGCGTCAGGCTTTTCGTGGTGACGAGGGCTCCTTCGCATTTGAAGGATGCGGTTCCGGAGACGCCGTTTTCCGTATCCACCTCGAATCCGGAATTCTCCCAGTAAGAAAATCCTGAGTCGGCTCTTGAGTTTCTCAGATGGTTGAACGGGACAAGGTCCTTCATCTCCTGGCTGTCGACGAGGTTCGCACCGGCTAGCGTGTCGGCGGCGGCATCCCACTGTGAGGAGGAGTCGCCGAGCTCCCGGAGGGTGGTCGACAGTTCGAGGACGGTGTTCCACGGTTCGCGGAGGTTGTATTCGCGGCGCACGATCCTTGTCTTGATGGAAAGGTCCAGCTCGTCGTCCTTCACGGTCACGATGTCGCCGAGCTTCCATGTCTCGTGCCCGTAGCCGGTGAGGACGGAGAGGTCCATCGCGTTCAGGACGTAGGAGATGCGCGGGCTTGCGTAGTCGGCGAGGCGCATGTTGGCGTACTCCAGCATCTGGTACGGGTTCGTGAAGTTCGAGCAGTCGAGCGTGGATATGCGGATCTCGTCCGTGTACGTGGTGTCCTCGACGTACTCCTTGCCGTCGTTGATGGACGCGAAGGTCATGCCGTCCTTGCCGTAGGCGTAGAGCCGTGTGATGAGGCTCTGCGTGTCGATGACGCGCTTGATGGACTTCATGTTCTTCCTGTAGCAGAAGAGCGCGCCGGAGTCCGTGCCGCTGAAGGTCAGAAGGCTCACGGTCCTGTTTTTGTTGTCGAAGATGAGGTCGCCTCCGTGGAGGTCCTGCACCTTCCGGAGGATCGCGAGGGCGTTTTTCTCCGTGGATGTCCAGGTGCGCTTCGTGCGGATGTTGACGGTCCCGAGCGCCCAGCCGGTGTCCTGCAGCGCGTAGGCCATCGGGACGTCCGCCGTGTCCGCGTTGAAGGTCTGCTCCGTTTTCTTGACGGAGAACCCGAGGTCGTAGAACGTGGCCTCGGCGTACACGGAGGTGATGGCGGTACCCTGCTCGTTCTTCTCGTCCGTGATCGTGCGGATGCGGTAGGTGTCGCCGCCGACGGAGATCTGTTTTTCGTTTTCGAGATGCCGCCGTTTGCCGTCGCGGAACGGGAGGTTGAATTCGAGCGTGTCGATGCCGTTGATCTCGCCGGTGGCGATGATGTCGTAGGCGTTTTCGAGCACGGCCTCCGGGTTGTCGTCCTTGTCCATGACGACAAGGCTTGTCTGGTCTGACATTCCTGTCACCTCCATCTGCTGTGCGCGTTGATGACGAGTTTCCTGAACGCCGATTCCCCCGGCACGGAGAGGCTGATGCTTCTGAGGGTCGGCGTCGTGGATGTGTCGGTCGTCGCGAGCGTGAGCCGGAAGCGGATGTACTGTCCCGCCGCGGACTTGACGCTTCCGTCATCCCCGGTCGCCGCCCAGTCGCTCCACGCCATGAGGTCGTCCGATGTCGAGGTCTCGACGCCGATCCCGGTCCCGTCCGGCAGGTCCGCGTCCACGGAGACAAGGCAGGTGCCTTCGATCCCGTAGGTGACGGCCGCCGTGGTGAGCGTCCCGGACGATGGGTACGCGCCGCTCGTGGCTTTCAGGGTCACGGCGTCTTCTGTCGTGAGCCCGTCCACGATGGCGTCGGAGTCGGCGGCGTTCGCGGACAGGGATTCCCTGAACCACAGGGAGATATCGTCCACGGTGAGGTCGGAGTCGCAGTCGAGGAACCAGTCGTCGAAGTTCCCCGCGTACCAGTAGGAGTCGGCGTGCATGCCCCAGACGAGGTCCGCCGTGCAGGACGCGTTGAGCGTCCCGGTGAAGCCGAGGACGTCGGATTCCCAGACCGCGCCGGTGCTCCGGCTGCCGAGGATGTACTGTGCGGTCTTGGCAACCGGCTTGATGAGGCAGGCGATGAAATACCAGGCGGCGTTCTCCAACGTGAAGGACGGCGTCACGGACTTGTCGAGGATCAGCGTGCCGGTCGAATCGTAGAGCATGATCCTCGGTTTCCCGGACAGGAGCGACAGGTACAGGATCGGCTGGCCCGGGCCGTAGCGCGTGTTGAAAAGCGGGCAGAACGTGTTCCCGACCGAGTAGGTGGTCGGCATGAACCATCCGCCGACGGCGATCGTCTCGCCGAACGTCTGGAAGATCGTGCCGTCGTTCGTCACCTTGAGGTAGGTCTTCTCGGTCGGCGGGTCGTTGATGTTCATACGGAAGGACCGTCCTAGGCGCCCGGTCGGAAGGCTTGCGGTCGTCCCGCTCCAGCCGCTGATCACGGCGCTGCGTCCCTTGCCGGATGAGTCCGTGAGGCTCGTGGATGAGTCCGGTTCGGATTCGTTGAACCGCCACAGGCCGTCCGCTCTCCATGAGGATGGCACCTGCCCGGTGAACGCGTCCTGCGTGCTGAGCTTCTTCACGGCCTTTGTCGTGCTGATGTCCGCGTCGATCACGAGCGTGTTCTCCCCGGCCTTTAACTCCGGGAAGTCCAGGCTGTTGACGAGCGGCAGGCCGTTTCGGAGCGTGTTGCCATCCTGGTCTGTAACCATTGCCGTCATGAGCGAGGAGTCGATCACGAGGATCTCGTCCTTCGCGAGCCTTCCGCTTATTTCGAGCGCGTTGCCGTTGGTGGTGATGACGGCTTTCGTTTCCTTCGTGAGCTCCGCCGTGAGGGAGTAGACCGGGAGGGAGTCCGCGTTCCCGAGGCTCCGGCTCACCGTGAAGGTGCCGGGCTCGGTGAACTCGTAGGTCTCGTCCGCCTCGGCGTAGGCGTACGGGTCGGGGCACAGGAACGTGAGGTCGAAGGTGCAGGAGTTCCGCACGGCCTTGTCGAAGGAGAAGCCGCCTTCGAGCCTCGCCCGGTACACGCGTCCGGGCTCCTTGTCGAGGATGAGGTCCTTGAGGCCGTTGTCCGGGTTCAGCCATGCGATGATCTCGTCCTTCCGGGCGAGGAACTCCTCGTCCGTTTTCCCCGGCGGGATGAAGCAGGAGATCTCGATCTTGCGTTCGCCGATGGTCTCGCCGAAGTCGAACACGCCCTCGCGTCCCGGGACGGTGACCGTGTTGTTGGTGAAGTCCGGCATCCTGTTTTCCTTCGTCTGCCGTGTGGCGAGGCCGAAGCTCTGGGATGTCCGTCCGTTGAATCTGAATCCCATTTAGATCACCGTTCCTTTCGCGCGGCGGCTTCCCACGAGCAGCGTGTTGAGCTGCTGGGAGATTCTGCGTATGTCGTCGTCGTTCCTGACGCTCATCGTCTCGATGTTGATGAGCGGGCCGTTGTTTCCGGTGGAGACGTCGCTTACGGCGTCGCGGATCATGGAGCGAAGCGATCCTGTGCCGACGACGGCCTCGTCCCCGGCCTCGCCTCCGCCAAGGAGCGTGCCATTCGACTGTCCGAAGATCGTCGCGTCCTTCAGGATCATGCCGCCTTCCATCGCCTTCTTGTACCAGGAGACGGAGAAGTGCGGGATGCTCGGCGGGTTCAGGCTGAAGCTGCCGGTTATGGAGAAGTGCGGGAGCTTGATCTTCGGCAGGCTCCATTTGAAGTTGAAGACGCTCTTGAGTTTCCCGACGATCCCGGAAACGAAGCTCCAGATGCCGTTGAACACAGAGGAGAACGTCCCCTTGATGCCGTTCGGGATTCCGGAGATCGTGCTCTTGATCGCGTTGAACGCGCCGGTGATGCCGCTCTTCATGGCGTTCACGACCGTCATCACAGCAGACTTGATTCCGTTCCAGATCGACGTCACGACGGATTTCACGCCGTTGAATATCGTGCTGGTCGTGGTTTTTATGGCGTTCCATGCGGTGGATACGGCTGTGCCGATCGCTGTCACGACTGTGGTGATCACGGTTTTGATCGCGTTCCAGATGGTGCTGACCACGGTCTGGATGGCGGTGAGAACGGTGGTGATGACGGTCTTGTAGATGTTGAAGTAGGTCGTCACCACGGTCTGGATCGCCGTGAAGATGGTCGTGAAGAACGACGTGATGCCGTTCCAGATGGTCTGGATCACGGTGCTGATATCGTTCATGACGGTTTCGACGACGGTCCTGATGCCGTTCCACGCACCGGAGAGGAACGTGCTGATTCCGTTCACGGCGGTGGTGAAAACGCCCGCGATCGCCGTCCAGATCGTCGTGAAGAAGTCCCTGATCGCGGTGAACACCGTGACAGCGACCTGCTTGATGTTGTCCCAGAGGCCGGTCCAGAAGTCCCGGAAGCTCTCGCAGTTATTCCACAGGTAGAGGAACGCTGCGACGAGAAGACCGGTGGCTGTGATGATAAGCCCGATCGGGTTCGCGGCCATGGTCGCATTGAGTCCCGTCATGACGGTTTTCATCGCGGTGATCGCCGTCGTGACCTTCGGGATGACGGTGAGGATCGTCCCCACCGATGTGATCAGCTTTCCGATGACGATGAGCACGGGCCCCACGGCTGCGGCGACGAGGGCGATCTTAACGATGGTCTCCTGCACGGGCCCGGGGATGGAGTTCCAGACGTCCGCGAACTTCTGGAGCGCGGCGGACATGTCCTGCAGGACGGGCTGGAGGACGGTCGCGAGGCTGTTCCCAATGTCGGCCCCGACTTCCTTCAGGGAGTTCAGGGTCATCTGGAACTGGTCGATCGGGTCTAGCGTCTCGCTGAAGGTGTTCTCCACGCTGCCGGAGAAGTCGCCGAGCGTGCCGGACAGGTCGCCGAGGTTGAGTTTCCCGCTTTGCACGGCGTTGTAGAAGGCTGCGCCTGCCTTGCTTCCGAACAGGTCGTAGGCTGCCTGCAGCTTCTCGGTGTCCGATTTGTTGGAGCTCATCGTGTCGGAGAAGCCCTTGAGCGCGTCGTCGAGGGTCATGCCGTCGTCCGCAGCGTTCTTCATGGCCTTCTTGAGACCGGCCATCGCGGTGGAAGTGTCAAGGCCGGACATCTCGACCATGCCCATGAATCCTGCGGCCTGCTGGGCGGTAAGGCCCATCTCCTTGAACTGCGCGGCGTTCTGGGACAGGTCGTTCGCCAGCGTGTCCATGGAGATCCCGGTCGCCTGCCCGGTGGCGTTGAGCGCGTCAAGGAGATCGCCCGCGTCGTCCGTGGACTGCCCGAAGGCGTTCAGGACGGAGGAGACGTTGCCGACGGAGGTGGACACGTCCGTGTCGTTGAGCTGCGCGAACTTGATGAACTTGCCGGACAGATCCTCCAGCGCCTGCCCGGTCAGCCCGAACCTCGTGTTGACCTCGCCGACGGCAGCGCCCGCAGTTTCAAAATCCGTAGGGATCCGCGTCGCGAGGTTCTTGACGCTCTGCTGCATCTCTTCGAGCGCCTGACCGGACGCGCCGGTCTTCTGCGTCACGATATCAAGGCCGGAATCCACCTCGCTGAACGCGGCAAGGGAGGCAGCTCCTATGGCGGCGATGGGCGCGGTCACACCCTTGGAGAGGGATTCTCCGACTCCGCTGATCCTGCCTCCGACCTCCTGCATCGTGGAGCCGGTCTCTTTCAGTGTGGCGGAGATGGAGGAGTCGGTGTTCTTCGCTTCCTTTTCGAGGTTCTTGAGTTCCTGTTCGGTCGCGATGATCTCACGCTGCCATGCGTCGTACTGCTCCTGTGTGACGCTGCCGCTTTTGAGGCCCTCGTCCATCTGGTCCTGCACGGACTTGAGCTGTGTGAGCTTGTCCTTGGTCTCCATCACCGCCTGTGAGAGGAGTTTCTGCTTCTGGGCGATGAGCTCGGAGTTGGTCGGGTCGAGCTTGAGGAGCTTGTTCACGTCCTTGAGCTGCGACTGGGTGCTTCGGATTTCCTTGTTGACGCCGGACAGCGCCTTCGAGAGGCCGGTCGTATCGCCGCCGATCTCGACTGTGATGCCTTTGATTCTGTCAGCCATACGCTGCCTCCTTCCTTAGAATCTGTCCATTTGCTCCTGCGTTGCGATCTCGGCATAGTCATAGTCGTCGTTGCTCATTTCGGCATACATGTCGTTGACGGTTCCGATCGTCAGAAGGTCGAGTTCCGAGATGGAAAGCCCGATCTGCACGCAGCGGAGCAGGAAGAGCGGGGTCGTCATTTCCCGCTCTGTCGCATGCTGTTTTTTTTAACGGGCACCTGCTGCTCGGTATTGAGTCCCCACAGCTCGATGATCTGCGGGAGAATCTCGTAGATCGAGAATGTATTAAATTCGTCCAGCCATTCCTCCGGGGTGTCCGGCACGGTCTTGTCCGCGTGCTTAGCCATGAGCCACGCGATGTTCTCGAACAGTTCGAGACTGAACGTGTCGAGGCTGGAGTTCTCAGCGTCGTTTTCGTCGATGCCTTTCTGCAGTTCGTTCAGGTCACGGTAGATGTCCCGGTGGAACTTGTTCCTGTAGAGTCTCGGGATCGCGGCGGACGCGCGGAACGTCACCTGTCTGCCGTCAAGGTCGATGGTCTTTGTCACTGCCATAACCGTTCACCTCACTCACTTGTGCCGCTCGTGGACGAGGATGCCGTTGCACTTGCCGAAGGCTCGTAGACCTTGTCGTACCATGCGTTGTACACCGCGTCGGTAGTGTTCGTGCCGGTCTTGACCTTCACGAGTCCGGACGGAAGCGGGGACACGGTGAGGGAGAGGGTCTCCGTCTGCACCTCCGTGGAGTCCTCCTTCGTGGAGCTGGACACAGACGGGCGGATCGCCGAGCAGTAGTACATGCAGTGGCGGATCTTCCGCTGGTCGCCGGAGAACTCGAAAAGGAGCGCGAAATGCTCCGGCTCCACGTCCTTGTTCTCGGCGATGACACCGTTTGCGTCCTCCGTCTCGTGCATCACGTCCGTGAGGAAGCTCTCCGGGATGAGGGCAAGCTCGAAGTCGCCGGAGTATCCGTTGTTGTTCGAGACCATGTAATACACGGAGTCATCCGCGTAGAACGGGTCATTGTCGCCCTCCGCGTCAAGGGAGAGCGATACCGCGCCGGGCATGGCGACGGGTGTGCCGAACGTGACCGTGCCGTCCTCGGCGAGCGTCGCGATCGCGTAGTGGCAGTTCTTGAGGCCGAACTTGACCTTGTTTTTCTTGTTAGCCATATCTGTTAACCTCCTATGATCTGTGTCTGGTACAGGACCTCGTACATCCGTTCCTCCGCGATCCACACCTCCGATTTTTCGAAGGGGAGCTCATGCGAGTTGAGGATGTCCTCGATCCGGGTTTCCATATCGGGATCCTTCCTGTCCGTGTAGAGCTCGACATTGAGTTCGTCGATCTTCTGGAAGACCGTGTTGTCCGCAAACAGGTTGTCGCTTCCCGGGAAAAGGAAGCAGATGAAGGGCGGGTCCGGGGACTCGCCTTCCGCGAAGTGGTCGTAGGCGACGGGGAGCCCGGTCTCCTCGATCATCGATTTCGTTTCCTCGAATGTCATGGGATGTCATCCTTTCAGCTTGCTTTCGATGGCCTCGACGAGCTTCTCGCTGCCGCGCTGCTCGGCGCTTGCGATGTGGGGCCGTGCGGCGACCCTTCCGCCGCCGCGCTTGGCGTGCCCGTGTTCGAGCAGGTGGGCGATCTGGTAGCGGTTCCTCGAGTGCACGACGAGGTCGATGGATTCGGAGTCCTCGTGGACGTTCTTCACGGACCACGATTTCTTGTATTTCCCCGTGTCCACCGGGGCGTTGTCTTGGATGTCCTTGCGGACGGATTTCGCCGTTTCCTTCACGGCGTCCTTCAGGTCGTCCGCCGCGAGGTCCGCGTATTTCTCAAGCTCCGTCATGATGGCGGAGTCCATGTCGTCGATCGACGTGTTCCTGCTCATGTGCCTTTCTCCAGCCTGCAGTTGAATTTGATCGAGTTGCGTTTGTATCCCATCGGGTTCACGTAGGTGATGTTGTAGGTCTTGCCTTCCGCGAGGATCCGGTATTTCGTGGATTCGACCACGGCGAGCTCGGAGCACCAGCGGCAGGTGAAGTCGAGGGACTCCTCGGGGCTGATGATCTCGCCGCTCGACTCGGTGCCGGTCTGCGTGCCGATGGTGGCATGGCACGTGAAGTAGTCCGTCCATGCCGAGATGTGGTTCCCGTACTTGTCGACCGTGACCGCGTTCTTCTGGAAGGTCACGGGGACGCGGAGCGCGGCGATGTTCATCAGAAGCCCTCCTTCCTGACGCCGAAGAGCAGCGCGCGGAGCGTGAGGTTCAGCTGGTTGTGGTCCGCCTCCTCCCGGTGCTCGTAGAGGTACGCCACGGTGTAGAGGATGGCGATGCGCATGCGGATGAGGATCCTTTCCTCGCTCGCCTCCCGTTCCTCGTCGGAGAAACGGGCGATGTCCTGCACCATCTCCGTCGCGGTCGTGATGAGGCTCTTGATCAGCTCGTCCTCGTCGGAGGAACTGACCCTGAGATAGGTTTTCGCTTCGTCAAGCGTCACTTCCATAAGGCACCTCCATAAAGGGGAAGGGCACCTCCGGGAGAACCGGGGATGCCCGTGTGTTCAATGCGCGGATCAGGCGGATGCCTTGACGGAAAGGCCGCGCACGGCCTCAGGCAGGATGAGCTTGCCGTCGACCCTTTCGGAGGCGAGGAAGCCGATCTGCCCGTTCGCCGCGTACAGTTCGGACAGGCGCTTGAAGGAGCGTCCCTGGCGGTCGGCGATCCAGTAGTAGGAGAAGTCGCCGAACAGGATCGGCACGTTCCCGGCCGCCAGTTCCGGCGCGTAGATGCTCGTCCTGTACGGGCGGTTGAGGATGGTGTCCGGCTGGCCTGCGACCACGCTCGGCTGCCAGATGTAGTTCCCGTTGCCGTCCTTGATCTTGCGCAGCGCCTTGACGGTTGAGTCGTTCAGGATCCAGACCGCGCGGTTGCGGTACACGCTTCTCAGGGAGTGGAACACGTCCATGATCTGGTCGAAGGTGAGGTTCGTGTTCGCGATCTCCGTGGTCGCGCCATCGGTCGCCTTGACCTTGGTGAAGACGCCCTCAGGCTTCTTCTGGCCGTCGCCGACGAGGAACGCCTCCTCCTCGGCGGCACCGATGCGCCGTGCGAACTCGGTGGAGATGTAGCTCTCTAGGTCGAAGACGGAGTCGTTCATCAGCTCCTCGGACACCTTGATGGCGGTGCCGAGCTTGTACGCGGAGAGCGTGATCTGGTCGAAGGTCTCGTCGGATTCCGGGTACAGGCCGTTCTCCTCCATCCAGCTCGCCGTCCCGTGGGATGCGACGATCGGGATGGTGTGCGTCCCGCTGTCGGTCTGGATGACGTGGGCGAGGGAGCGGAAGAAGTTCTCGTCGGTCAGCGCCTGCGCAAGCTGCCTCTCGTACTCGTCCGGGACGAGGTAGCCGCCGTTCGCATCGGTCCCGGCCTCGAGGACGTTCTTGACGTCGTACCAGTTGCGCTTGCGGATGCTGTCCCAGAACGCGGTCTTGTACGCCTTGGACGCGATGCCCGGCTTGTCGTCCGGCTCGTCCTTTGCGCCCGGTTTCCCGGTGAGCGGCGCAGAGGTCGGCTGGGAGAGCATCTTGTCGATCTGCTCCTGACGCTGCAGGCGCTCGATGTCGTGCGTGAGGTCGGTGACCTCCTTCTCCATCCTGTCATAGGTGGCGGCGTCCTCCGCGGACACGTTGCCGCCGCCCGTGGAGTGGGTGTCGAGGAAGTTCTTCGCGGCGTCCCACGCCTTGGCTCTTTTTTCCATAAGGTCCATGATCTTGGTCATTTCGGATTCCTCCATTTCGTTTCAGTGGCTGAGAAGCGACAGGCGCTTCCTGAGGTCGGCGGCCTTGACGGCCGGTTTCGTATCTTTCTGCGCGGGTGCGCGTTTCGGGATGAGCCTGGAGAGAAGCGAGTCGGTGACGGCCTTCCGTGAGAAGAGCATCCCGATCTCCGTGCCGTCCTCCTCGGCTGGCTCGGTGCCGTCCGAGAAGAGGATCTCGTCCGCGAATCCGAGCTTCTTCGCTTCCCTGGCGTTCATCCAGGTCTCGGCGTCCATGAGCTTCGAGATCTTGTTCCGGGACAGCCCGGACTTGAGCTCGTAGGCGTTCATGATGCTTTCCTTGACCTCGGAAAGCATGTCGATGGCTTTCTGCATCTCCTCGCTGTCGCCGATCGCGATGGTCGCGGGGTTGTGCACCATGAGCATCGCGACGGGGCTCATGCAGACCCTTGTACCGGCCATCGCGATGACGGATGCCGCGGATGCCGCGAGCGCGTCGATCTTGACGGTCACGTCGTACGGGTAGTCCATAAGCATGTTGTAGATCTGCGCGGCTGCGAAGACGTCCCCGCCTGGCGAGTTGATCCAGAGGGTGATGTCGCCCTTGCCGGAGTTGAGCTCGTCCTTGAATGCCCGTGGGGTGATCTCGTCGCCGTACCAGGTCTCATCGGAGATTTCTCCGTCGAGGTAGAGCGTGCGGTCGGATCCGAAGCCGTCCGGGGTCTCGTTTCGCGCCCATCGCCAGAATTTTCTTGTCATAGGGTTTTCCTCCTTCCCCGGAGCCGGTTATCGGACTCCGATTGTTCCTGTGGTTCTTCTGTCTGTTCTTCCTGTGTTCTGTCGGGTTCCTCAGTTTCCTGCGGTGCCGTGGCGGCGAAGATCCCGGCGTCCTCGAGCTTGGTCATGTTGCCGTTGATGAGGTACAGGTCCCCGCCTTCCTCGGCGGGGATGCGGTCGAGGTTTTCGAGCTCGCGGATGTCGTTCGCAGACATCCATCCGTTCTGGCGTGCAGTCGCGTATCCGTTCATGCGGCTCTGGTAGTCGCCTCTGAGAAGCCCGTCCACGTTGAATTTGAAGAAGTATTCCTTCTTCTCCTCGGGGCGGAGGAGCGCTCTACGCATGGACTGCTCCCAGCGGGAGACCCACGGGTCGAGCGTGTATTTCACGAATTCCAGGGACTGCTGCTCGATGTTGCTGAACGAGCTTTTCTCAAGGTCGCCGATCATGTGGGGCGGGATGCGGAAGATCCTCGCGATCTCGTCGATCTGGAATTTCCGTGTCTCGAGGAACTGTGCCTGCTCCGGGCTGATGCTGATCGGTGTGTATTTCATGCCTTCCTCGAGGACCGCCACTTTGTTGGAGTTGGCGGAGCCGCCGAAGGCCGTGTTCCAGCTTTCCCGGACCCTTTCCGGGTCCTTCACCACGCCGGGGTGTTCGAGGATTCCGCCGGGCGTCGCGCCGTTTGCGAAGAACTTCGCGCCGTACTCCTCGCAGGCAATCGACATGCCGATCGAGTTTTTGGCCATCGCGATGGGCGAGTAGCCGACGAGCCCGTCGAAGCCGAGACCGGGGATGTGGAGCACGTCGTAAGGTGAGAGCCTGACGAGGCTCCCGTTCATCGTGTGAGCCTCGTCCTGCGAGGTCTGGTATTCGTAGTAGAGGTGCCCGTTCTCGTCCCGGTCGACGGTCATGCGGTTTGGCATGAGCGGGTAGAGCGCGACGACCTCGCCCTTGCCGTTTCGGATGATCTGCGCGTAGGCATTGCCCCACAGGAGCAGGTGCGTCATGAGCGTTTCCCGCAAGACGAAGCTCGTCATCTCGGGGTTCGGCTCGTCATGCAAAAGCTCGTAGAGCGGGTGGTCGATGGCTTTCTCCTTGCTGCCGTTTTCCGTGTAGCGGTACAGGTGCAGCGGGAGTCCCGCGATCGCCTCGGACAGGATCCGGACGCAGGAGTAGACCGCTGTCATCTGCATGGCGGAGCGTTCCGTCACCGTCTTGCCGGAGGTGGTGCCTCCGAAGAAGAAGCGGTAGCTGCTTCCGGCGGTGGAGTCCTTTGGCTTGTCGCGGCTTTTGAATATTCCCTTGAATATGCTCATAGGCTTGTCCTCCGTGTGTTTCAGATAAAAAGAATGCCGCGGCTGTCATAGACGGACTCGGCATTGTCGTTACCCATGCGGATCGCGCGGTCGAGGGCCATGATGGTGGCGATCGCGCCGTCGATCTTCTCCGTGGATTTCTCCTTGTCGGCCTTGATGTTCCCGGCGGGGTCGGTGCGGATGTAGATGTTGTCCATCATCCAGCGGAGGACCGGATGCCCGCCGTGCGCGATGCGCTTCTCAAGGACGAGCTTCATGAGCTCCTTGGTGGGCGGGCTCATGTCCTTGAAGCCCTGTCCGAACGGGACGACGGTGAAGCCCATGCCTTCGAGGTTCTGCACCATCTGGACGGCTCCCCAGCGGTCGAAGGCAATCTCGCGGATGTTGAACCGCTCGCCGAGGCGTTCGATGAACTTCTCGATATAGCCGTAGTGGATGACGTTTCCCTCCGTGGTCTGGATGACGCCCTGTTTCTCCCAGAGGTCGTAGGGGACGTGGTCGCGGCGGACCCGGAGGTCGAGCGTGTCCTCGGGAACCCAGAAGTACGGGAGGATCGCATACCTGTCGTCATCGTCCTGCGGAGGGAACACGAGGACGAAGGCGGTGATGTCGGTCGTGCTGGAAAGGTCGAGCCCTCCGTAGCAGACGCGGCCCTCAAGGTCGTCCTCGTTCACCGGGAAGTCGCAGGCGTCCCATTTGTCCATCGGCATCCAGCGGACGGACTGCTTCACCCACTGGTTGAGGCGGAGCTGCCGGAAGGCGTTCTCCTCGCCGGGGTTTTGCTTCGCGCTCTCGCAGGCCGCCTTGACCTTGTCGATGCCGACCGTGATGCCGAGGCTCGGGTTCGCTTTCTTCCAGACCTTCGGGTCCGTCCAGTCCTCGGACTCGTCCGCTCCGAAGATGACCGGGTAGAAGGTCGGATCGTGCTTCCTGCCGTTCATGATGTCGAGTGCCTTCTCATGCTGCTCGTAGCAGATGGAGTGCGTGTCGTTCCCGGCGGTGGTGATGAGGAAGAACAAGGGCTGCATCCTCGCGTCGCCGGATCCTTTGGTCATGACGTCGAAGAGCTTGCGGTTCGGCTGCGTGTGAAGCTCGTCGAAGATGACGCCGTGCGTGTTGAACCCGTGCTTGTTCGCGACATCCGCGGACAGCACCTGGTAGAAGCTGTGCGTCGGCAGGTATTCGAGCCGCTTCTGCGATTCGAGGATCTTCACGCGCTTTGAAAGAGCGGGGCAGAAGCGGACCATGTCGACCGCGACGTCGAACACGATCTTGGCCTGGTTCCGGTCGGCGGCGCAGCCATACACCTCGGCGCGCTCTTCATTGTCCCCGCAGGTCAGGAGCAGCGCGATCGCCGCGGCAAGCTCCGATTTACCTTGCTTCTTGGGTATCTCCACGTAGGCGGTGTTGAACTGCCGGTAGCCGTTCTCCTTGATCACGCCGAACAGGTCGCGGACGATCTGCTCCTGCCAGTCGATGAGCTCGAAGGGCTTTCCGGCCCAGGTGCCTTTGGTATGGCAGAGCTGCTCGATGAACAGGCAGGCGTAGTCGGCGAGGTTCTCGTCGTAGTGGGAGGTCTTCTCCATGAACCGTGTGACCTTGTATTTCTTCAGTTTCCGTACTGCCAATGGAAAATCACTCCCTTCATGGCATAAAAATAACCGCATCGCTGCGGCTTCTATCAGTACGAGAGCAGGAGCCTTGAACGGCTCTGCTTTCGGAATATTCAAATTCAGGTTAATGCTTAGTTGTACTGCTTCATGAGTACCGTGCAGGCAAGCTGGCTTGCCTCGTCCTCGGGTTCGATGTCCCAGCCGCGGTCGTAGTTCAGGGTGGTTCTGCCGCCGACCCGGAGCTCCATCTTCGAGATGCGGCCTCCGTCGATCCCGTATTCCTCGGAAGGCTCCGCGTAGTGCTTCACCCAGTATTTCACGTTTGTTCCGTCGATCAGAAGTGTTCCTTCGTCCCACATAGTCGTACCCTCCGTTTGCTGTGCTTTTCTCTTTCGGTGTGTACATATATCACTCCGGACGCCTGTAATAGCAAGTCGTTTCCGGAGAATATATGTGACAATCTTCAGGGCAATTTCCGCGGGGAAAATTGTGTGGTTTACAGCTGGAATTCAATGCCGTTCTTGCGTTCTGGCTCCTTGCTGCCGAAGCGGTGGTCGTCGGCTCTGGTGACGGTCTTGAGCCCGCGCATCTGGTAGCCGAGCGCCGTCAGTTCGTAGATGCCGTCCATCAGGCCGGTGCTCTGGTCAGTCACCACAATCGCGGTGATGCCTGCCTTGCGGAGAGTGTCAACGAAGTCGGCCATCTCGTGGTCCCAAGGCAGATCGTCGACCTCGAAGGCATCCGCGCCGTTCCTAAGGCTCCGGTCGTAAAGGACCAGCGCCTTGTTCTGACCGGCGGTGAAGGGGGACGGGAATTCCTCCTTTTCGCGCTTGTCGAAGGCTTTTACGCCGTCCCAGTTGTCCGCGGCGATCATGGCGTCGCGTTCCTTTTCGCGGATGGCCTGCGCCTCGTTGTAGGCGATCGCCGTGTCTCTCATTGCTTCAAAGTATGTGTTCTTTTCCATTGTGTGTTCCTCCCAATTTTCGCTTGTTTGCTTGGCTTTCTGTGTCTTTCGGCATGTATATACATCACTCTTTCGAGGGTATATAGCAAGTCAATTCGGCCAGATTAATTGATAACTTTCTGTGTCTGAAAATCAGGATTCCTGCGTTTCGCCGGTCATGATGAAATGCACGTATTCCTTCTTGTGCTCCTCGATGAATATCACCAGCTCGTAGTAGTTCCGGTCGAAGGCGAGGCGCTGCACGTAGGGTAGGTCGAACATGTTCGCCAGCCCGGTGTCGCGGATCGCGAGGATCTGCTCTTTGACTTTCTCGTCCATGTCAGTCCACCACCTTCCGCACGATGTCTTCGCCGTAGATCACGTTGAGCCCGCCGCCGTTGTCCCAGTGGACCAGCAGGCTTCCGGTATCATCGACGCCGTAAACCGTGCCGCGGGTTCCGGCAGGTGGTGCCTGCACGTCGTCCATCTTGATCAGCTCCACGCGCGTGCCGTTCGGGTAGGCTTTCTTCAGCTGTTCAAGCTGTTCTGGTCTGATTATCCTCATGCCTGCACCTCCTCGGTATCTGCAGCTTCTTCGGTGGCTTCCTTCTTGGGAGTGCCGTTCTTCCAGCTTGAGTTGCCTTCAAGATTCCGGAGCAGGATTTTGCGTTCCTGCTTGTAATCCGCGCCGATGAATCCCAGTCTCAGAAGGAAGCAGCGGAATGCGTACTTCTCGTTGGTGACCGGTGTCTCGGTTGAGCTTGCTCTTTTCAGATCCTTGGAGAGCTTGCAGAGCTGGGCGATGAACATCGTGTAGGCTCTGGTTTCCTCCGGTGTGGGCAGTTCCGGGAACCAGGGGAAGGAGATCTTGTCGTCTCTGGTCTCGAACCGCAGGTCGTCGATGCCGAGCGCCTTCTTGATGAGCGTTCCCTTGGCTTCGAGGATGTTGGTCAGCGTTCCGACCGCGACCTTGTCGAGCGGAAGCTCAACTGTCAGGCCCATCTCCTCGGTTTCCGGCGCTTCCTCGGCGTCTTCCTCCGACTCGGCTGCGGCTTCCGGTTCCGTGGGTTCCTGCGGCTCGGGCTCGAATCCTGCGGCTGCGATGGCTTCGAGAACCTTCTCGACCTCCTCGCTGTCCGCCATGTCGTCGAACTCGAGCGCGCCGTCCTTGGTGACGGTGAAGAAGCCGATCTCGTAGTTGCAGGTCGGCATGAATTTGTATTCTGCCCTGGCTCCGGTGGTGTCGGAGATGATCTTGACCAGTTCTTTTCTCTGTGCTCCGGTTACGTTGTAGTTGATTCGCATTGTGTTAACCTCCTTGGTATGCGTCTGTCCGAAGGCCATGTGCCTTTCGGCATGTCTATACATCACTCTGAAGGCCTGTAATAGCAAGCGAATCCGCGATACTTCTCCGGTAGAAAATAAGCCGATTATCCGACCCTGAAACTGTGCTTAGTACACAAAGGAATCACTCGCCGTCCGGCAGCTCGACTTCTTTAACGAGGTCGGAGTACATGAGCTTCTTGCCGTCCCGGATGACATACACATTTTCGGAATCGCCGGTGTCCTCCACATAGCGGCGGAGGATGACGGAGGCGTATTTCGGATCGAGCTCCATCATCATGCAGGTGCGGTTGAGCTGCTCGCAGGCCATGAGCGTGGAGCCGGAGCCGCCGAACGTATCGAGGACGACGGCGTTCTCCTGCGTGGAGTTCTGGATCGGATAGCCGAGCAGGTCAAGCGGCTTGCTGGTCGGATGATCCTTGTTGCGCTTCGGCTTGTCGAAGTTCCATATGGTGGTTTCTGCGCGTCCTGCGTACCATGGATGCTTGCCGTTCTGGAGGAATCCGTAGAGCACGGGCTCATGCTGCCACTGGTAGTCGGAACGTCCGAGCACGAGGGAGTTCTTCACCCAGATGCACACGCCCGCGAGATGGAATCCCGCATCGACGAATGCCCGCCGGAAGGTCAGGCCCTCGGTGTCGGCATGGAAGCAGTAGGCCGCTCCGCCTTTCTCCAGATGGTCCGCCATGTTCTTGAATGCGGAGAGCAGGAAGTTGTAGAATTCCTCGCCCTTGAGGCTGTCGTTCTGGATCGTCAGGCCATCGGAGGCCTTGAAGGAGACGCCGTAGGGCGGGTCCGTCAGCACGAGGTTCGCGCGCTTGCCGTCCATGAGTGCATCTACATCTTCGACGCTGGTGGCGTCGCCGCACATAAGCTTGTGCCGTCCGACTGTCCAGATGTCGCCGCGCTCCACGAAGGATGCTTTCTCGAGTGCCGCGGACAGGTCGAAGTCGTCATCCTCGATGTCTTTGTCGGATTCTCCGTTCAGCAGCTTCTCCAGCTCCTTGTCGTCAAAGCCGAGCAGGGAGAGGTCAAAGGCGTTCTCCTGCAGATCGGCCAGTTCGACAGACAGCATCTCCTCATCCCATCCGGCGTTGAGTGCGAGTTGGTTGTCCGCGAGAATGTAGGCGCGTTTCTGCGTGTCGGTCAGATCTTCGGCGAAGACGCACGGGACGGTCTTGTATCCTTCCTCACGGGCAGCCTGAATCCTGCCGTGGCCGACGAGGATGTTGTAATCCTGATCGATAACCGCGGGCGATACGAATCCGAACTCCCGGAGGGAGGAGCGGAGCTGCGCGATCTGTTCTTTTGAATGCGTCCGGGCGTTCCGGGCGTAGGGCACCAGCTTGTCGATCGGCACCTGTTCAAGTCTTTGTGTGTTCATTTACATTCCCTTTCTGGCGCGGAGAAGGCGTTCCATCACGTCGTCCTGCGGATTCGCGCCACCGTACTCGGCGGAGCAGTTCTCCTTTACGATCTGGAAGATCTCGTCCCACAGGCGGTTCGCCTGATTCATGTAGTTGATTCCGATATTGATGAACGGCGACGGGATCGGCTTGCCGGTCGTCGGATGCTTGCTGAGGTAGCCGAGCCTGGTCGTCATTTCCTCGCACTGAATCCATCGCGCCGAACACATCGCATAGCGCTCCAAGAGCTGCGGCGATACGGCTTTCGCGACGCCGAGCTTGTCGAGCCATTCCCAGGTCTCGCGGTAGATGTCAGCGGCCTCCAGAGTGGAGCCGTCATGCTGACGCACCGATAGGAACTCGTGCGGTTCCGGCATGTCCTCGCCCTCGGTGTCCGGAATGTCCAGGACTTCGAGCTTTCTGCCGCCCGGATTCCCGGCTTCAAACTTCTCCTTGACGGCGGTTTTCTTCCGGCCAGCGCCGGGACGTCTGCCGCCGCGACCGCCTGTGTTATTCGATTTTGTCGGCATTTCGTCACCGCCTTTCATACGCACACGCGCGTAATAGATATAAGGACTGGGTTATTACCCGTTTGATTTCGCTTTTTTCGCACAGAAGACCCCGCGCCGTTTTCCGGGAGGCCGCCTCGCAGAGATTTCGACCGCCCCTACCGGTCGCCGCGTTCCCTGTGGATCTTCTCGTGGCACGACCTGCAGAGGCTCATGAGGTTGCTCTCGTCGTT